AACTCTGTCTAACCTGCCCGCAGGCTTCAAAGCCAAGGGCGCGCGGATCGCGGACGACTCTAACCCGATCCAACCGGGTGAATGGCGTGACATTGATGCTGGTGGCGCGGAACTTTCTGCTTCGCTCATGCCATTGCCGTACAAAGAGCCAAGCCAAGTGCTGTTCACGCTCATGGGGTTCTTGATTGACTCGGGCAAGCGCCTGTCCAGCACTGCCGACATGCAAGTTGGCGACGGCAACCAGTACGCGCAGGTTGGAACGACCTTGGCGCTACTGGAGCGCGGCTCTATGGTCATGTCCAGCATCCACAAGCGCCTGCACTATGCGCAGACGCTGGAGTTCAAACTCCTGTTTGAGGGCTTTGGCCAGTACATGCCTGACGAGTACCCCTACGACGTGCCTGGGGCCAGTCGCAAGATCAAGAAGAAGGACTTTGACACCATGGTGTCGGTGCAGCCCGTGGCTGACCCCAACATCTTCAGCTCCGCTCAGCGTATCCAGCTTGCACAGATGCAGCTGCAGCTTGCACAGAGCGCCCCGAACATGCACAACATGTACGAGGCCTTCTACCGCATGTATGCAGCGCTGAACGTCCGTGACATTGATGGTGTGCTGTTGCCGCAGAACACCAATACGCCTCGCGACCCTGCGTCTGAGAACAGCGACGTGCTCAATGGCATGAAGCTCAAAGCCTTTGCCGGCCAGCAGCATGATGCCCACATGGCAGCGCACCTGATGATGGGCCTGTCACCTCTTTTGCAGGCCAACCCCTTGGCCGCGATTGAACTGCAAAAGCACATCCTGGATCACGTGCGCCTGCGCGCGGAAGAGGACGTCGAAGCCGACCTGTTCAAGGCCTATGGCACCGATCCCGATCGCATGGTGTCTGCCATCCAGAAGGAGGGCATGATTGCCCTGCGCATTGCAGCTGGAATCAAGGAGGTGCGGGACATGCAAGAGGCTTTCGCAGGTGGCGAAGGACCCGACCCGTTGGTCGTGCTCAAGGAAAAAGAGATTGCCCAGCGCGGCCAAGCCGACCAAGCGCGCATCAACATTGACCAACAGCGCTTGGCCATGGATCAGCAAAAGCAGCAAGAGACTTTGCAGCTCAACCGTCAGAAGTTGCAACTGCAGGAAGCCAAGCTCAACCAACCAGGAGGCCAGTATGGCGGTTAAAGAAATTCCACTCAAGCGCGTGAAGACCAAAGAACCAAAGGGCGTAAAGTACGGGATGCCCAAGACGCCCCCGGGCGTGCAGGGTCCGTCCATGATTGTCAAAAAGCGTGACGGCAACCGTCCAGTTAAGATATACTGAGTTGTGAGTAAGCGCTATCAGACGGGGCCTTGTACCGTCTGCTTTTCATGGAAATCACCATGCTTGAATTTGCAGAAGCAGTTCTGAAAGAAATCAGGAAACTCCAGGATCAATCCAAGCAGATTGTCCTGAACGGAACCATCACAGACATGGAGCGCTACCGCTTCATGATGGGTCGCCTTGAGGGTTTGAGAATGGTTGAAGACTCCGTGAAAGACTTGCTCAAAAAGGTCACAGACGATGTCGACGATTTTCTCAAGTGAAAGGAAGACCATGGAAACCGCAGCAGTACCTGAAATCAACATGACCGCCTTGGAGCGTAAGTGGGCCGAGGAAGCAGCCAACAAGCCGCCAGCCCTCGAAGACGCCTACACCGAGCTCGGGTTTGACCCCGAGAAGCTCGCCCAAGCCGTCATCGACACCATTCCAAAACCTACCGGGTGGCGCATTGCCATCCTGCCCTATCGCGGCGCGGAGAAGACCAAAGGCGGCATCGTCTTGGCCGAGGAAACGCAGCGCAGAACGCAGCTTGGCACCACGTGCGGCTACGTCTTGAAAGTGGGCGATCTTGCCTATGCCGACGAGAGTAAATTTCCCGCCGGACCGTGGTGCAAGGCAGGTGACTGGATCATCTTCGGCCGATATGCGGGTGCTCGCATCCCAATCGACGGCGGTGAGATTCGTTTGTTGAACGACGACGAAGTTTTGGCTGTTGTGAACAGTCCTGAAGACATTCTGCACATGTAAAGGAGCAACGACATGAATGATGACCTGCAATTTAAGATCGGTGAGGATGAAAGTCCAGCCACCGTATCCATCGGGGAGGACGGCGCTGCTGAAGTGCTGGACAAGCCCCAAGCGCCCCTTGTTGAAACGCCCTCCCCACAGGGCAGCGACAACGCTGCCGGGGGCGAGCTCGACCAATACAGCGAAGGCGTCAAAAAGCGCATTGACAAGCTGACCGCACGCCTGCGCGAGACCCAGCGCCGTGAGCAGGCGGCATTGGAATATGCCAAGAGCGTCCAGGCTCGCGCCACGCAGCTTGAACAGCAGTACATGGCCGTGGACAGCGAACGCCTGGGCGAGGCCAACGGCCGTGTGCAGACGCAAGTAGTCGCTCTCAAGCAGATCATCCGCAAGGCCCGTGAAGAGGGCGACATTGACACCGAGACAGAGGCCCAGCAGCGTCTCACGTCCCTGACTTGGGAGCAAAATCAGCTCAATACGGCCACTCAGCAGCGCGAGCAGCAACAGCAAGAGTGGAACTACCAACAGCAGGTGGCTGCCCAGCAGGCCGCGCAGCAGCCACAGGTCCAAGTGCAACAAGAGGTTGATCCTCGTGTTGAAGAATGGGCAGAGCGCAATCCTTGGTACGGCCGCGACACGGCCATGACCCACGCAGCGTGGGGAATTCATCGCCAGCTAATCCAATCCGAAGGATTTGACCCAAGCAGCGAGGAGTACTATGATGAGCTTGACAAACGCTTGAAACAGAATTTCCCCCAGAAACTGGGAGGAGGCCAGTCTCAAGCGCAAACTAACAGAGCCACCAGGAACGTGCAAACGGTGGCACCTGCATCCCGATCCTCGGGTATTAACAACGCACGCCGCACTGTCAAATTGACACCAAGTCAAGTTGCAATTGCCAAAAAGCTGGGCGTTCCTCTCGAGGAATATGCCAAGTACGTAAAGGAGTAAGACCATGTCAGACGTTAAAGTACCCGTACTCAATCGCAATTCTCGCGGTGTCGAATCCCGTGAGAAAGATGCGCGACGTAAACCCTGGGCTCCCCCTTCACGACTGGATGCGCCTCCTGCGCCTCCGGGATACAAGCACCGTTGGATTCGGGCTGAAGCTGGTGGTATTGACGACCGCACGAACATCTCTGGAAAACTCCGCGAGGGGTATGAGTTGGTTCGTGGGGACGAGTACCCCGACTATCACGTCCCAACAGTGGAAGATGGCCGACATGCTGGCGTGATCAGCGTGGGAGGCCTACTCCTTGCTCGCATCCCTGTGGAAACAGTTGAAGAGCGCAATGCGTATTACCGTAATCGAGCGAACGACCAATTGCAAGCTGCCGACAATGAGCTGATGAAAGCGAATGCTCACAATAGCATGACCATTCAGCGACCCACCCGACAGTCTCGCGTATCCTTCGGCGGCTCTAACAAGGGCTGACGAATCCATCTTTTTCAAAGGAATGACAAATGGCTAACATCGACAAAGCCTTTGGTCTGCGTCCTCTCGGCAATCTCTCCGCCACTGGTGCCCAAGCTCAGTACGGCTACGAAATTGCAGACAACCAGTCCGGAGCAATTTTCCAAGGCGACCTCGTCACCATCTTTGATGGCTACTTGGTCAAATTCGCACCTGCCACCCATACAGCCGCCGTTGGCGTCTTCAATGGTTGCCAGTACATCGACCCCACCACAGGCAAACCCACCTGGAAGAACTACTACCCTGGTTCGGTCAACATCACCGCTGGCAAGATCGTTGCCGACGTGATCGACGATCCATCACAGCTGTTCTTGATCCAAGCTGATGAAGACATCGTTCAGGCCGACATCGGCAAGAACGCTGACGTCGTCGGCACTGGCGGCAGCACCACCACAGGTGTTTCCACCATGGAATTGGACTCGTCCACCATCGCCAATACCGCCGCTTTGAACCTGAAGATCGTCGGTATGTATGACGTCCCCGGCAACGCCCTGGGCACCAATGCCGTGGTGGTTGTGAAAATTAACGAACATCTGTACGGCAGTGCTGGTGTTGCTGGTCAAGGAGCTTAATCATGGCAATTTCACGCGCACA